TGCGTCGGCACGCGGTCCAGTCTCGCCAGTGGTGTTCGGAGATGTCTTCGGGTCGATCGATTGCTACCGATGGACGCCGCGTTCGCTTTTGAGAGACAAAAACTAGCGGCTCCGCCGCGTATGTATTTTTAGGATCAGGATTAGGGCTAGGTTCAGGATCAGGGCCAGGGCTAGGATCAGGAATAGGACTAGGGTAGATGGTTCCCCCTGTTTGTCCCCCGATCGTACCCCCGTTTATCCCCTGATCGTATCCCTGTTTATCCCCCGATCGTACCCCCGATTGACCCCCAATCGTACCCCCATTTATCCCCTCGATTACCCCCCGATCGTACCCCTCTTTATATCCCACTTTATACCCCTCTTTATATCCAGCCTTAGGGGATAATGAATCGATCGATTCCTCTATTGGAAGATCGTCCATGTCGTCTAAATCAACAGGAACGGTAACCCAATAGAGGCCAGCCGTTCGCTTTCCGCACCCGCGATACTGAAGCCATTGGGAGTCGATAGCCCGCTTCCTTGCTTTGTCAAACGTCTCCCATTTGGCGAAGCCTAGTGTCTCCATTAGTTGCGAGTTGAAGAACCGAACCGGCCCTCGGTAGCGTGCCGCGTCTTCGGTGTGAAGGACAACCGCGACTAAGCAAAAAGCATCCCGCCCCATGTCCGCCGCCGCACTTGATTTGTGCATCTTGCGGAAGGCCTTGTGCGCGAAAAACTTATCCCGCTTTGGGTAGTCGATCTGTGGCGGATCGGTCATTGCTTTACCAAAAAAACACCGCTGCCCGGATGCTTGACCGGCAATCGCAGAACGCGAATGAATCCGGGCAGCGGCTTGGTTTGTAGGCCGGTCAAGCCTATTTCGTACACTATAGCAAATTGTCAACCTGTTCGCAACTAAAAAACGTCGTCGGCTTCGATCGCATCATCGAACGGCAGCATCGGGACGTTTTTCTTCTCCTCTTGTGATCGCAGAAAATTGCAACCATGTTGCCAATACGACTCTTTAAGCTCTACGCCCACAAACTTTCGGCCGCACCTAAGTGACCCTACGCCCTCGCTTCCAACGCCACCGAATGGCGAAAACACAACATCGCCGGGAAGCGTCCATAGGTCAACCGCTCTTTCGATCAACCCAAGCTGTAGCGGGCAAATGTGCTTCTCATCGTTTTCCGTTGTCGCCAGTTTGAAGTTTAACACGTCCGTTTGATTGATGTCCCACCAAACCGGCTCCGCGTATCTTCGCCAAATATCGATCGACGGATCGGCCGCGTTTTTCTTTCTTGAAAACGGAGACGGGTGACTATCGTTTGAGCTTCCAGCCTCACCGATGTATCGCGCGAATCCCTTCGGCCTAACGATAGGCTTGTCGCTCATCAAGCCGCTTCCTTCGCTTGGCGGCTTTCGAAAGACGATCAGGTAATCCGCCATGCCTTGCCGCACCTGCGACGTATCACGCCTAACGGTCTTGTGAAGCAGTCCGTTATTGTTGGTCCGCTCGCGCTCCGTTACGGGGCATTTCCAGATCGTTACCCGCGAATGAAAGACCCAACCAGCGGCCTCGAACTCCTGAATACAAGCCCCAGGAAAGTCTATAAGCCCCGTCGTGCCGTATACGTTCGCATATCGCGGCAAGTCCTTGCAATGGACCGCACAAAGGCGACCCGGAACTGTCAGCCGATAAAGTTCTTTGATTGCGAAAGCGTAGTGCCGAAAGAACTCTTCGTCGTTCGCTGCGTTGCCCATGTCGTTCTCCGAATCGCTGTAGATGTACAGCGAAGAAAACGGCGGCGAGTGAATGCAAAAGTCGATCGAGTTATCGGGCAAGTCCCGCATAAGGTCGACGCAATCGCCGTTGTAAAATGTCCAGTCCGCTCCGTGTTGTTCGTTCATGCAACCCATTTCAAACACCTGCCTTTGATTTTAAGAAACTAGGAATCGTCGGAACCGCCGACGCCGATAAACCGACCCGCATCAATTCGGCTTGATTGCCCAAGCCAAACTGCCTAACAACTTCCGCCATCGACGCTTGCATCAAACCGTGATCGGCACCCTTTCGGGCAATGCTCTTTTCGATGTTTGCGTCCGCGTCGCTGCCGATTATGTGAACCCTGACCGGCCGCGTTTGACCGAATCTCCAAGACCTTCGAACCGCCTGATAATACTCTTCAAACGAAAACGAAAGCGACGCGAACACTTGCGTATTGCAAACCTGAAAGTTCAGTCCTACGCCAGCGATAGACGGCTTTGTCACCAGTACCGGAAACTGCCCTTCGGCGAAGCCTAAGAGCAAATCCTGCTTTTTCTTCTCCGGCATCGACCCGCGAACCTCAACAGCTCCGTCGACATGCTTCATTAACTCCGAAGATTCGTAGTCGGTATAACACCAGACAATCGCCGGCCGCTCTGACTCACGCACAATCTCCGCAACTCGCTTAGCTCGCTCGGTGTTGGTCCGTCGCTTTTCTTCGTGAATGTTTGTCGCCGAAATTCCTTCGACGTCAAATAGAAAGCCATCGGCGACGCCATCGTAAGCAACGCTCACAATGTGCCGCTCAACGGTCAGCGGTGGCAAGATATATCCGTCGTCGCTTCCGCCAAGATCAGACGGACGCGAAAGACAAACGGCCCACGAGGTTACCCATCGCCAAAAGTCCTTTTGGGCGTGTTTCTTCAAGCGGTAGCCACCTGCCTTCATGGTGTCGTTGATAAACCACCGCGAAAGCATTTCGTTTGATGGCATGACTCCAAGAAAATCGGCGTGGTTGCCCAGTTCTTTGTGGTCGTTGGGTGCCGGCGTCGCGGTACATGCCAAGCGGTATGGCGTTTCGCGATATGAGTCGATCAACTCCTGCTTGATCTTCCCGGTAAAATTTTTGAGGATCTGCGATTCGTCAAGCACGACACCCGACCAAATCGAAGCGTCAAACTTGTGAAGCTTTTCGTAATTGATGAGGTTAATACCCTCGACAATTTCGCTTTTCTCATCGACCACAGCAACGGGCGTTTTGATGCCGAATTTTTCGGCCTCTCGTTTTGTTTGGGCTCGGATGCCAACCGGCGTATGAATCACCACCGGCCGCTGCGATCGCTTGCAAACCGCGTCCGCCCAGGCTAGTTGCTGGATCGTCTTACCTAGGCCAGTATCTTCAAACAAAGCCGCTCGGCCACGCTGTAGCGACCACTGGACGCATTTAGCCTGCCAGCCCTTTAGAGCCTTCGGAAGCTCGCCAACCGCAACCTCAAAGCCCAGCGGCCTTGCCGATCGCACCTTCGATCGGATGAACTCTTCGTAATCCATGAAAACACCAAAAAGCCACCGGCGGCGCGGCGTAGCGGGCCAGCCTGAATAGGCACGAAGGCACCGCCGGTGGTTGTGTTGGTTGTGAGCCCGCTACGGCTTGTCAAATCTTACCGCACTGTCAACCGTTGACAATGCCCCTCGTCTCCCGCATCTGCCTCTCGATCTCATCGGTCAGCCTTCCAAACTCTGCCCGCGTCGCCCGTGCCGCTTGATACTCCGCGACCCGCCGCGACAAGCCGCCGTCGTGCTCGGCAATAGCCGCACGCTCGGCGAAGTGCTCGGTGATGTCGTCATCGGTCGGCATTACTTAACCTCCCTCTTTGTTGGTCCGTGTTGTTGCAAGATCTTCGCTCGTGCCTTGAGTATCGCGATCGTTCGTTCGCCGCGCTCTCTCGCTCGCTCTGGTTCGCACCAGCGGCAGAGCCATTCGCCTTCCAGCGTCTCGGTTGTCATGTACGACCCGCATTGGCAAAGCGGTATTGCGTTCATCTCTTCCGGTCCGATCGTGAAGAATCGGAAGCCCGGCGGCGGCGACATCGGATTGACGATCACCGCCGCGGGTTTGTCAGGGTCTCGCTTAGACTTCATCGTTAGCCAGTAGCCCCGCTAGCTCGTCTGCTGTCGTCGTCGTCGGTCCGCGATGCGTCACGGTGCCTTCGATTTCATCGTCTGACGCGATCGCGTCGCGGATCTCGGCCGAAAGCTCGCACCACTTGGATGCCCTGCGAAAGACGGTTTTCTTGGCCATCTCATCGAAGTCGGTGACCCAAGGCCCTGTCTTTCCTGATCGGCTCCGATCGCGGATCTTTGATACTTCGTCGATCGTCATAACCTCGCACTTGGTCGCACCGTCCTGCATCTCGATGATGCAATAATAACAGTAGACTTCGCCGCGATCACCGTAAAATATAGGACGATGCGTTTTGACTTCGCCTAGGTCATAGACGAATTCGTCGTTGACGCAAACCTTGTCCGCGTGGATTCGGCCAACCTTTCCGGTCCGCATCATCAACTGCACAAGGCCCTTGTAGTCGATTATCAGGGTGCATTTGTCGCCGTATGGTATCAGGTGAGCGTGCCGTCCGTCCGGCTCAAGGCCCCATTGCGAAAGCTGCATCATGCAATCGAAGAATGATTGCTGCGTACACTTCGCAAGGCTCGGCGTTCTGCCAAGTGCCGCGATCGCAACTCGGGCCATCCGTTCGGCTGTTACGTGCTTGGGAAGGATCTCTGCAATCGCCGCTCGGAATCCGTCGCCCTGTAGTTGTTCGCGAATCGTCAATTGTCGCTTCGGTTGTTCTGCAATTTCGGTCGTCATTTATGCTCTCCAGTTTGGTAAAAAGATAGTTCGCAAATCGTTCTCGCCTTGCTCGCTCCAATCGTTCGCGGCCTTGCGTCGCCTGTACTCCGTCAGCAGTTCTTCGCGATCGGATTCGGCTCGCTGTCGGTCAGCGTCGCAAAGTTCGTAGCAACGGACGCGGTGCGGTGACGACGTTTCAATCGCGATAAAAATAAACCGATCGGCTTTCGTGCCGTCGAGGTAGTGAACACCTTGCAAATCGTAACGATAGCTCGCAATCGTCTTTGCAAACTGGCTCTCGGTTGCGTCGTCGCAGGTCTTGATGTCCGCGATGATGCCACCGGCTCGCCAGTCGATTTTAGCGCGACACTCAACGCCAAGCCTCTCCCATGTGTACTCTGCCTCCGCTTCGCCAACGGCACCTAAGATCGTTGCGGCCGTCTTGCACTTGGCAACCTGTCGGCATAGGTGAGCAATCAAGTCCGCATCCGATCGCGACAACGCCAGCCGATCGCCGTTGATCGCTGCCCACTCTTTGTAAGCTTTCGTTCTGCGATCGCTGCATTTGTCCGGGATCGTCACATAGGATTCGGCATACTTGTCCGGCTCAAGTATCGCCGCATGGATCGCCGTCCCTAACCGCATCGCGTCCGTCTCCTTTCGCGGTGCCGTTTTTAAGATGTGCTCGGCTTCGAATTGTCGCCAGCCTTTCGCCATGCTCTTGAGCATCGTCGCGGAAACTTCGGGCCTGTCGTGGTAATTCATTTTTTCACCTTCCTCGGATCTGTCGGCAGCTTCCGCCGCGGCTCGGTTGTTTTTTCAAGTTCGTCTATCGCGCCTAAAACGCAACCGTAAGCAATTTTTCCGTTGGGACTGTCTGCCTGCGACTTCCAGTCCGTAACAATCTTCCGAAGCGTTTCCCATCGCCGCTCAAGCGGTTCCGTCGCTTGCTGTACCTTGTGCTCGATCAGCTTTTGCAATTGTTCGTCAGTCACATTTCACCTCGATTTTTTCGGCCTGCCGCTCGGCTTCTTTGATAAGTTCCTGTACCGATTCGATTAGCGATTCTGCCGAATCAAGGGACAATCCGATTCGGTAATCTTCGAAAGCCGCCGCCTGGACAACGCCACCTCCAACGGCTTGAAGCCGCTTTTCCGAGACGCTAATCACAAGCTCAATGACCGGCTCAATTTCGGATTCCTCTTCGGTCAATCCGAAAAACACGTTGCCGCTTGTGGCTCTTAAAAACTTCATCCTTCCACCTCTTTGACAAACTGCCCATCGACCATTCTGCCCTTGCGGTCTTTGATTTCGTCATAAGCCGCTGACATGCAATGCCGCAAGCTAAGATCAAGCTTTTCGCAAATGACCGTCAGCACCACGACGCAATCGCCGATAGCGTCTTGAGTTTCCTTGCTGTCGTGCTTTGCAATCGCGTCTCGAAGCTCTTGCATCTCTTCGGCAAGCTTGCCTAGTTGCCCTTCAATTGTCGATCCGTCGATTAGGTTGCGTTCCGTCGCCCAGCCCCAAATAGCGTCCTGCCAATCGTCAATTCGTTCAAACTCGTACATATTTACCTCGTTAAGTTAAAAACCCGGCGGGCGGATGGTCCCGCCGGGACGCCGCGACAACGAGCCGCGGCGGTGGTTGAGTCTCTGCCCCAATGCCTGCGGAACGTACCGCACAAGCACAAAGAAAAACACGGCCAGCCAGAAGCCGGCCACGATAAGAAAGTCGAGTTGATGCCTCATGCTTTCACCTCTGCGGTTCTAATGCGGACCTTTCGCGTGTAGTTGTGAACGTAATACGTCACTGAATACTTTGCATTGAACGCGTCAACCGCTGCCGTTAACGCTTGCAAATCTGCGTTGGCAATATGCAATTCCGCGTCCTCGTAAGTGTCTTCGGTCATTTGCTCAATAGCTCGATCAATGTCGAGTTTTTTAACAACCTTTCGACCAACAAACGCAAACTCTGGCATGTCGGCTTCTTCTTCGTCGGCAAGGTAGTCGAGAAGATCTTCAGGAGAATTAAACCACCCATCGCGGTATCCACTGACCTCCTCGCTAAAAATCATCGACTCGCCATCCCACTCGACCAGTTCAGCCGAATCTAAATCCTTAGCCCGTCGCTCTTGGTATGTGATCGCCGCACAATCCGAACATCGGCACTCAAACCGATTGCGCGATGGCTTGCCACACTCGCAAGGCTTGCAGCATTTCTCGACCAAATCGGCATGGGTGACAAGGTTGCACACGCCGCAAACAT